TCACTTTTCCTCCTTTTTCTTTTCAAATTTCAGACCCAGCTTTTTCCCATCTTCCAGAATCCGCTGCATCTCTGCCTTATACTCTCCAGCACTCTGCACCGGTGCAAATGTCATTCTAGTGCCGTTCTTTGTTGGTTTTCCCGTTTTCTGCAATACCGCACCTTTTGTTTGGAGTTCGTCCAGTCTGATGCTGATGGCTGTAATCTGATAGAATCTCTCTTTCTCATCGAACAGCTTTTTTGTCATCCCTGGAAACATCAACTGATATTTCATAATCGTGATTTTGTGTTCCATCATCGCCCCCTCCTTCTCATTACTCTGCCGGGAACTCATACACGATGTTCTTCTTGTACATTGCCGGTCTTGTCGCCTGTGCTGCAACGTCAAAGAACTCAACCGTATAGCATTCGTTCTCATGTGCGCCGCAAAAGTCTTTCAGCACCTGTAAGCACCTCTCTTTTGTCGGGTACTCTGCAATCTCTTCCAAACAACCGTCAGATATGCAAATCGTGTGTCTGACAGTTTTCTTCTTTCCTTTGTGGTCTACCTGCTCCGAATACTCCAGAGCGTTAAAGGCTCTTCCAAACCACAGCACTTTCTCTTTATTCTGACTTACAATCAGCATCTTCCTCTTCCCCCTCCTGTTCCCAGAACTCATTTACAACTTCCTGCACTACTGAATATTCCAAATCACCGTTATTCTCCAGCATTCTATCTTCTAACTTCTCAGAAATAGAAATAAACACCTGCTCTGGAAGTTCATCTACGTCCTCTCCTGCCGCAGCGCACACATCTTTTCCCCACTGTACTTTTTCGGCCTTTCTTCTTTCCTCGTATTCATGTTCTGCATACGCATCTGCAAGGTCCAAAACAGCATTCAGCTTATTGTTATCTGGCTCATCCCGGAACAAACCTTCCAATTCGCTCATAAGCTCTTCTCTATCCATCTTCTCACGCCCTTTCATTCCATTTTTCTCTTGCTTCTTTCTGTGCAAGTTCCTTCTGCCCGTTCCATTCCTTCACTGATACATGGGGTCCGAGACTTCCACACTTCGAGCAACAGATTCTATATCCGTTGTTACCCATCCTCCGGATTCCCACTCTCCTGTCTCCGCAACCGCAAAACGGACATGGTTTTAATCTTTCCAAATTATCATCCCCCTGCCTTAATTTTCTCCGGCACATCTTCTTGTGTTGCCGCACCCCTGCAGAACCGCTCCGAACAACTGAAATCCGTAAATGAACCCCTGCATTTCTGACTCTATCGCCACATCATATACCGCAGATGTTATCGCTGTATCAGCTTTCGCCCCAGGAACCTGTGCCTCCATAACCGCTCTCAACCGCTCGTAGGCCTGCGTCAGTTCCGGAATCTCCCGGTTTTCTCCCTTCGGGCCGGTAATAAACTGATTGAACAACTCCCGGACATCCTTATATCCGCTCTCTGCATCCTCCACCAGTTTCTGGCCGCTTACCCGGCAGCGAAGCTCTTTTTCCATTTTCTCAATGCCGGTCTTCTTTTTTCCGTAGCATCTATCTCTTTTCATTCTCGTCAGATAGAGTTTGCAGGCTTTCTCGGTCAGTTCCCACATCGGGTACTCCTGGTGTCTTGCCTTGAACTGTGCCATTTTGAACTCTGTCTGCTCCATCGGTTCCAGTTCCACGATAAGCTGTGCGATTCTGCGATATGTAACCGAGTGGTATTCCTGGAACATATCCGCCACCTCCCGGCTTGTCATGATGGTTTTTCCAACCTCTACCGGTTTCTTCTCTTTCACACACACATCCACAACTGCCATCTGCGAGATGATCTTCTTTACATCGTCCATCAATTCTACGATCTGTTCGCTTCTCTTCATAATCTGCCAGCTCCTTTCTTCAAAGCACATAATGTACAGCACGCTCCGTCAAGTTTGCTATGATAAACCACGCCTGCGTCCTCCGGTCTTTTCCAGCAAAGTGCTCCGCATACCGGGCAATGCACCTTTTCCCATCCTTCTTTTCCTTCCGGCACACTGGCTAACAACGGCATACACAACCAACCGCCTCTGTCCGATTCTTTCCTCGGTTCAATCTTCATACCGCTTTTCCGCCTCCCTCATCCAATAATTTTTTCAGCTCTTTTACAACCGGATGCCAGTTTCTGGTTCCTCTCACTCTCCGGTACACATCCACCAGAACTGCATCGCCACCGGGAGCAAAGACTTCTGCTCTCTCCTGCGTCATTTTCTTATCGTGGAACCCATCAGTAAACTTAAGTTCTCCTCTTTCTTCATACAGAACACCCTTCTTTGCTCCCAGATAGCCCCAGGCTTTGACATCTACTGCCCGCTCCGTTCCGTTCATCACGCATCTTCCTCCTTTGCAAATTTGCTGTTGAGGCTTTCCATGATTGCCTCCAGTCTCTTCGCTCCGATTCCCGGCGTCTCACTGATTGCTTTCTGCACTTCCGTAATATCAATCCCCGGAACTGACCGTCTGCCCTCCTCATACGCCGTCTGATACAGATTCTTGCAGAAGTTCTCAAACTGCTGCCGGTCCATCTTCTTCACTCTTTTATAATCTTCTCTCCGGAGCATATAGCCTGCTCCGGATTTCATATTTCTTGACTTATTCATGATCTCTGCCTCCCTACTTTGCCAGCTTCTTCATTGCCTTAAAGAATTTCTTCATGCTCTTCATAAACTTTTTCATGCTCCACACCTCCTACAATCACTGACAAACCGCTATATTTTTGTACTGCTCAACATCCATGTTTTCTCCTGCAAAGCAGTGTCCTCTATACTCCCACATTCCTTTTCCGACCTTTAAAAATGTGGCGTATGTTTCCGAATACCGCTTCGTTTTCGGATTCACTGCTGTACTATGTGGTTCTCCCACCTGGAAATATCCCATTTTCATCGTTCTGGGTGGCAGGATATTCAAAAAGTAGTCAGCTACTCCTTCATCCACCACTTCTCCCGGCTTACAATATTCATCCCAACTTCCGCAGTCGCTCTTGCACCAACCATCAATCGTTTTCAGTTCCATCTTTAATGCCCTTTTCCTTCCTCACTTTTACTGAGTAATCCTGTTTTTTCTAAAATATCTGCCGCAGGCAAGGCTCTTATCTTTCTCATAATGTCTAACAATGTTCCATAATTCTTGGGAATACCATCATCACACTTAATATCTTCAATGAGTTTCAGCACATCTCGCCTGCGGATTAAATCGTTCTCTGCAACATTCCCTTCCTTCTCTGCATTCTGCTTTTGAGGTAATACAAACTTGATATAATAACCTGCGTAACCATATTTTCTTACAAGTTTGCATCTTTCCTTTTCTCTGACTCTCGGTCTATTGTTCATTAGCACCCTTCTCTCTTTCTAATCTCCGAAGACGCTTTATCCAGTGCCTTTAACAATCTCGGAGATGCCGCAACCTCTTCCCAGGTCAGCCCCAGGCTATCTAAGGTATCTTCAAAATCTCCGGTATATCCGTACTCGTGATTATCCAGTTCATACTTGAACATCTGGTAAAGAAAGCCGGTTCCGTCTTCGTCAGCCGCCTTTGCTGCCTCCATCTCGACGTTGTGCCGGTCCAACACCTCATGGAAATGCTCGTGATCTTTCTTCTGGATGAATCCGCCGCCCGGTACCCGGTAAATCTTATCCAGGTCCTTCTCTGGGTCAAGTCCCCATTTCTCCATCATTTCATCAAACTGCTTATCCGAAAACGCAAATCCCAACGGCAGCTCATTGAACTCTTTTTGCTGTCTGTCTCTCAACTCTCTGTAGCTCTCCATCTTATCTTTCCTCCTCAAACTCAGCCATCTTGCTTCTGTCAAATATCATTGCCGGATATTCGCAGTAACCGCTTCTCCGGGTACGCCCGGTTCTCTCTGCAAATCCGTTTTCTTCCAACAGTTCTACCGCCCAAGGGCAGTTATTGGTGTCAACATACGCCTCATCTTCTGCCAGCGAACGGTCGCACAGGCAGGTGGTTACTCTTGCAATAGGTCCATCCCATCTGTTATAAATCTCAACAGCAACGCTATTGTCTTCCATGTACTTACCGACTCTTAACTTACAGTCCTTATACTCTGAATACTCTGTCTTGACATTCAAACTTGCCATATCAGTTCTCCTCTCTTCCCGTTTCCTGGGATAACTGTTTTCTGATTTCCAGCTCCGGTGCATCCTCTCTTTTTAATCTGCTCAGACACATTCCACTGTCATGTACCGTAAAATGAATATAACCTTCTGCGCTCAGTGTAATGCTTACCAGTTTCTCTGCTGTTCCATGCTGGCCTGCAATCTCCGTCAGCTTATCCAGTACCGGCATTACTTCCCTGCTCAGTTCCGTAAACTCTGCCTGTCTCACTTCATTTCCTCCTTTACTCTGGCGAACATATCAAAATCCTCGCACATATCACATTCACTGCTGCTTAAAATATTCTGGCAAACCTGGCATTTCGGGTTTAACCGTCTGTAATAATCCGGATGATTCTTTTTCAAATCCTCAATCGTGAACAGTGCCACTTTCATACCCTGCATACATTATTCCTCGTGCTTTCCCAAAATCTCATCTGCTTCTCTTAACAGTGCAAGACATCTATCATTCTCCTTTTTCAGCTCTTCTTTCTTCCGCTCCCTTTCTTTGTAAAACTCCTCATTTTTCAGCTCTTCTTCCCACCCATTGATGAACTGCCGTACTTCCCGGACATTATCAAATCCGCACTCATCCTCGTAATCATTTCTGGCAGTGAAGATAATATACTTGTTGTCTCTGCGTTCATCATCGATAGCAACCCCAAAATACAGCTCATCCCTCTTCTCTTCATCAAGCGGTTCGAATCTCACATCATCATAGAGCGGACCGGCCATCGGGCAGTTATTCTTGAACCATACCCTGTAGTTATCCAGGATGTAATCGCTCGTAACCCCTTTCAAGATGCTCCAGATTTTCGCCAACCGGCCTGCCAGTGCTTTGTCGCTGCAAAACCAGTCATACCAACCGGCCTCAATCTGGGTCTTTCTGTCTTTCGCAAGAAAATCGCCCTTGCGGTATCTCTCACAAAACTCTCTCAGCGTCATGTCTGCCATCTCTATTCCTCCTCGTAATCTTCGTAATCAATATCTGCATACTCACAGATACCTTCATAGCTCGTACCATTCTCGTACATATTTTTCAACGATACTCCAAATATTGTGCCGTCCCACTGTCTGATTTTGCTTTCAATCTCTTCATTCAGTCGGGCATTGCTTCTGTCTGCCATACTCTCACTCCTCTCCTACATTTCCAGATGCTCAATTTTAATGGCTGCGTCTACTGCATCTGCTCCGTATCTTTTTTTCAGATAAGAAACTGCCACATCCCACTCGTGCGGATCATTGACCGTCTCAAATAATTTCTTAGCCTCTGTGATGCACTGTTCCACTACCAGGTCCCCTTTCGCAACTCTGATGATTCGCTTTCTCAGCTCCTCCACCTGTCTCTGTGCCTGTGCCATTGCCCGGTCAAGCGTCTCTGCATAGTTCGCAGCCTCCATCATATTCTTGATGATTGGCATTCCAAAGGACTTATACAACTCTGCTATCTGTTCCTTACCCTCTACCTCGCTGATGGATGGATGCCATGTATACACATGCTCCACAATGGAATAATCTTTCTGGCTTATCTCAGCCCCGATTCTCTTTTCAAATTCCTGTTTTGTCATAGCTTCTACGCCTCCTCAACTTTCTTGTAATCTTCCAGGATGCTTAACAGCGTCCCTTTTCCAATTCTGAACTTCTGCTTACGTCCGCATCGTGTTCCCATGTAGTTGATAACCGTTCTTTCCGGGAACTCATGCTTGATGTACTGGATGATGTAATAATGACCATCGCCATGATGAACAACATCTATGAATTTGTGCTCATTCCGGATGTTCTGGTATGTAGCCTTTTCGGTTCTGTTTGCTCTTGATCTCTTTGCCATATTCTTCGCTCCTTTGGATTATTACTTCGATTTCTCGAACCTTATGGGTAAAAAAATAAGCCTACTCCCAACAAAGCTCTCTCGCTTTGTCTGCTCGGCTACCAAATCCATACTTTTCAAGCATCTCCAGATCTGCTTTCACTGCCTTATCTTCCAGTGTGCATCCGCAATCGCTCAAAGAATACAACTCATCTACGATTTCATCAGCAATGCTCTCTTCTCCGGCTTCCAGGGCTTTTTCAATGAACACCCGCAGCATCTTCTGAGCTGCATCCCATTCCGGATAGCCAAACTCATTTTTATCTCTTTCACTTAACAGGCTTCTGTATATTACTAATGCGTTCATCTTGACTACCTCCGTTTGTATCGTGTATTTGTTTTGTTATTTTGTAACTTTATTATACTTCGATAACTCGAACGTGTCAAGTGTTTTACTTCTATTTTTCAATTATTTTTACCAGGGCGATTTCATATCCCAACGCACTTACGATTTTCTCCAACGTATCACAACGAATGCCGCATTTGCTTCTGGAAATGATCTGGTTCGCATACTGTCTGCTCACACCTATTTTCTTTGCCAAGTCTACCGGACGCAGCTCCTCAACTTCCAGAACCTTTTTTATCAGCTCGTTGCAATCAGTTCCCTTAATTTCTTCCATCCTCTACCTCTCTTTCAATCCAATCAGCGACTATCATTCCGCAACTATCAGCTATCTGGTATAGAATCTCCGTATCGTCCCAGGTATAATTGTTCAGAAAATCTGCCAGGCTCTCCCAACCCATTCTCTTAACAATCCGCTTCGCATCATTCTTTTTTATCTCAAACCAAGTCAAATGCTCATCCTTAAATCTGACGTCCCGGCATCTGTCCTGTACATAGGTTTCAAGAATCAGTCTTCCAAACATTTCCTACTCCTCCTCAAACAGCTCGCTTGCTTTCTGGGCCAGCATCTCATTTCTTCCGGACTTATCATCAAATATCCGGTGGCACTCCTCCAACAGCTTGTCTACTCTTTCCTGGGTTACTTCCAGGCCTGCGTTCCGGATTGCTTCTTCCAGGTCTTCCAGATGCCAATCTTCCCTGTACCAGATGGCATTTGCCCTGCGGTAAATCTCATCAATTATCTTCTGCCGGTTTTCTTCGGTTGCCTCCAACAGCCACTCAAAATTCAATTTTCCGTCTTTGGTTGTCGGATTGTACTTTCCGGAACATCTGCCCTGTAGGTCCGTTACATAGGTCTGGACGCCCCACCACGTTTCCAGTTCTTTATCTATGAATCCCTTTCTCTTCCATATTGCCGGAAGTGAATACTTACCATGCGTGTTTTCGTTCTTGCGGAACTCCACTACAATTTCCTCGCCTAACGCATTTCCATCTACGAAAGTAATCCACCAAACCGGCGGTACTGTATGCTCGCACCGATATACTTTTCTCATTTCCCTGCTCCTTTCACTAACGATTCAGCAATCGCCTCCATCATGCTCTGCGATAATTCCAGATAGTGCTCCACGATATAGAACTTAGCGCTCTGCCCGTTCTCATCCCATATTTCAAAATACCGGAATCCCTGTTCTTCCTCAGCTTTATCTTCCTGCACTTTCACATACTCTCGTGCTTTGCTCTCAACGATTTCATCCAGTTTCTTTGTTACCACCTCCAGGTCAATCGACACATCCACCACTGCACATCCATTCGTAAACTCGTTTTCCCAGAATCCATGCAGGACATACACCACAATTTTCTTTCCGCCCATCCTGGTATCCTCCTATCCGTAAATAACATCATCGAATATCGCATACTGGATAATCATGTCTGCCACTGTCGCATCTACCATGCAACAATCCAGTTCATAAACTCCTTTACTGCATCCCACAGAATCTGTCGCATCCACCAGGATATTGTACGGCTTGTTTTCGTCCTCCAGATACTGCTTTACTCCGCTGAGTAACTTTTCCTTGTTCAGTTCTCTCTTCTTGCCGTCCACTGAATCATGCAGTACCAGGATTCCTCCTCTGCCGATCTGCTCCGATGCAAATTCTCCGAGATACTTTCCTTTGACTTCTGCTCGCTTGCACCAGTAACAAATGCCACCCTCCAGCGCCGTTGTAACAATATCGTCAATGTCCTCTGTGCTGATTCGGACGCTTATCTCAGCCTTGATTTCCTCATACTCTTTTCCCATCAGTCTTCCTCCTCATATCCTACTCTTTCTACATAGTTCACACTGTCCGGCTCGCATTCAAATTCCGGGCATAAAGACAACCACAGTCTCTCCAGTTCGTTTATACCATTTGCGGTCAGCTCTGTTTCATCTCCATCGTTGAACCCGATTCTGTATACACTCGGCTTCTTGCCTTTTCTGACAATGCCTTTCGCTGCTCTTCTCAGTATCATTACTCCTTTTCCTCCACTCCGGCGAACTCCAGGATTTTCTCTCTGGCAAACCCCTCAATCACTTCCAGGTAATTTCCCGGCCACACATCCCTGTTCGGCTCATAGGTTTCTGTGAACTCATTCGCCCAGTCAACAAATTTTTGTTTCCAGGTTATGCTATCAATGTCTGTCAGTACCTCAAACAGATACTCGCTCTCGCCTTTGAGCTGTTCCAACATCATAGCTATCTCCATCAGATTTTCCGTCTGCTCGTTATATTCCAGCATCACGCCACCTCCTACTCTGTTCTTACTAAGCCGCCATTTGCAGGTGCAATTCCAATACTTCCAAGTTCGGAACAATCCGGAGCATCCAGATTTGCCACATACGCAAGTGGAACTCTCCCTTCCAGGTCTTCTCTATCCAGTTCCCACTCCTCTTCCTCTGCACTGATATACAACAACGCCAGGCATCTTCCAAACACCATATTACTCAATATCGCAGCGTATACGATGCCGCCGCTTTTTTCTTCCCAGTCAGCAACTGCTTTCTTCTCCTCATCGTTCAAATCGTACAGAATACCTGCTGTCTCAGATTTAAGAACCGTTCCCTGCTTTCTGAATTTTGTGATTACCTGCGGCATCATTCCCAGACGGCACATACGGCCAACCGCTTCTTCTACCATTTTTGCTCTGTCCTGCTGATTCTTTGCATCCATTATTTCTTATCCTCCGTTTTCTTTTCTAAATCTTCCAGTCCGAGTGTTGCATTTACGAATGCCAGTGCACATGCGGCTCCAATACATTCTCTGATTCCGGTTGAAACTCCAACAATCAAGCACACCAGCATAGCCAGTGAAAACATTCTTCTGCTTTTCTTCATTTACTTTCTGCCTCCTCTGTGATAAACTTGGTAGCACGAGGAGAACTTGTCTCCCCGGCTATCGAGCTGTTTTTCAGAACATTACTTGAACCAGGTCAAAACTGCCGTAACGATTGCTACCAACAACGTTACTATGGAAACTATGATGCTTGTGAGGCTCTCATATATTTCAATTTTGGTCTTCTTCAACTGCTCTGAAAGCAGCTCTTCTTCTTTTTCTTCAATCCTGCGTTTTCTTTTTCCCAACGGGCAATTCCTCCTTTCTCATCTGTTCTGTCCTCTGCATTTCTACGGGGTTGGAACCGTCTGGCAAGTATATGTACTATTCCATCAACCTTGCCGCCTGCATTACTCTGTATCGTGTATTTGTTTTGTTATTTTGTAACTTTATTATACTTCGATAACTCGAACGTGTCAAGTGTTTTACTTCTATTTTTCAATTATTTTTCGAGCTGTCGAATCAATGTGTGTAGCATCTTTGCCACGCAAAGTGCTATTCTTTTTTATCTCTTTATCTATCTTTATCTCTATCTCTTACTCTATCTCTAATTATGGTGTAGAAATCATGTAAGAAATCTTACAAGGTTTTATATAATAAGAAATGAAACTGCTTCGATTTTTCGACTTATTCACATTATCAACATTCTTCCTGTGGATAACTCTGGAACTCAGATTGAACTTTGCAAAATTGCATTTTTAACATATAGGTCTATAACATCGTACACGCTTCTATACCGGCTTTTAGTTCTTAGGCATAAGTTAGTATCTAAAAACGCCTATCGTTGCTCAGGCACATTTCGTCAAATTTGAAGGGAAATTTTTGTGGATTTTGTATATTGATTTATTCTACGGACTTGCTCCGCAATAAAAAAGAACCCCCGGCAGAACACCGGGGGCGAATGTGACATATTTTCCTCGACCAAAAAGAGGTGCATTTAGTTTCTTAGTTGCCTTGCCATTAAATGCTTTCTTACTGGATGAATACCTGTCCTTGATAGTAGGCCGCCATCCATCCAGACGGTGCTTTTATCCATACATCGTTGCCGACTACTTTTACCTCTTTACAGGTAATAACTGTACCAGCATCCAAGCAACCGTCATTGTCTTTGTCATGTTTCTGCCCGTCTGCTGTGAGCTGCGAATGCTTCTTGGCAGTATAATTTGTTCCGGGACCAGTACGCACTTTTAATTCCACTTGTAGTGTGTATGCTTTTCCAACTGTATACTGAGGGCTTTTCGTAACCTCTGGTGCAGATGCACTCTGTTTGTTGTTATATACAGAGGTCAATTTAGCCTTGCTTACCGGTCCGTATTTTCCGTCAGCTTCTAACGCATAGAATTTCTGGAATGCAAGCAGAGCTTTTTCTGTATCTCCACCGAAGGAACCATCTACTCCGGACTTGCCGCAAGAGTATCCGCAGCCAATCAACATCTTCTGCATCTCTTTTACTGCATCTCCGGAATCTCCTTTCTGAAGATAATTCCTTACGCTCACTGTACCAGCATTGCCGATTTCTCCGGTATATCGGTAAACATACTTCCATGGCTTATTATAATAACTCCGGATGCAAATTTCTCTACCTGTTTGGTCTCCAGATTTTCCTCCTGTCGTGGTTCCTTTCTCATTGATACTCGCATGTACAATCTTTCCATTTCCACAATAGAATGCTGTATGCCCGTTACCAAGAAGAATATCTCCTCTCTGCAATCCACTTCCAGTTGCCAGATTCACAGTTGCAACCACATTCTTAAATCCAATATTTGGCAGAACTTCCGGCATATTACCGGTATAGGTTGCACCACTCGACTTTGCCGGGATTCCGGCTTTTTCCAGACTGTCAATGATCAATCCCGAACAATCATAGTTTGGATTGCCCCATCGGTCAATCTGGTCATAGCCGTGGGTGTCATCCAACGCAATCGCTTCGGCTCTTGCTACTGCATTTTCAATCTTACTCACTTTTGTTTCCTCCTTTTTCTGATAAAGTTTTAAATACTGTTCCCCGTAAGAAGCTCTTGCTTTCTTCGCTGCCGAACCGGTATCTGCCGGAGCCTCGAATTTTACCAGGAACACATCCGATGCCTCCTGGACTGAGGTCGCTGTTTTCAGCACCTGCAGAACGCTCTTATAGCTTTTTTCCAATTCGCTCAGCATGTACTCCGTCTGAACCTTCGCATCCCCGATAGATACACCTCTGGCTTTTACCAGGTCATACAGACCTGCTTTTCTTCCGGCAGACGTCCACTGGCAGAAACCATAACCATACTGTCTGGAATCTCCCAACGGATGCAGGAACAACGCTCGTGTGATTTCTCCACTGTCTACCGCCTCTGTGTATGTATCATCGTTGTACTTGTACCCAAGTCTCTTTTCGCAAAGATTCTCCAGATTCCGGGGATTCGCCCCAGACTCTGCGTAAACATTCCCCATCGCTGCACACGCACCGTATATGGTGCATCCGGCAGTAATCAGACCATCAAACAAGATGTCTGCATTTGTATTCCGTTCTATTGCCATTCCCGTAAATACTCCTTTACTCAAAAAGGGTGGGGATTTCTCCCCACCCGGTTATAAGTACGTGTCCTCTTCTGGATTCATTTCTTCATCATCCTTCGGATGCAACTGCCCCATCTTATCCATCAGAATAAAGGTCAGAGGCAGGAACACCGCAAAGAATATGACTATCGGCCAGAGGATTCCTGCCAACATCAACAGCACAATCGCCGCCGGATAGTTCAGCTTTACCGGCTCATAGTACAAACCGTTGTCCTGGCAGTAAAGTTCCTCTTCCTCATCCTCCATTTTGCATAATGTCCGAACCGCCCATATGTACACCGGCTGGCTCAGCAAAATCCCTACCAGGTATGCGATTAAAATTTTCCAGACCATAACACCATCTCCCTTCTACAATCAGTTCTGGGAGCCGTTTACCTTTCCATCGTCTAAAAGGTCCTTAACTTCCTTGAACCACCAATCAATAATTTTCAGCAGTACCTCATCAGACACGATTACCTGCATCCACTTAGGCAGCAAACCTCTGGCCTGCTGTACTACCCATCTCAGCTTCTGTTCGCCCTGTCCGGATTCCTTGAATCTGTGTTCCGCACGCAAGAACAGCGCATACACTTCCTTACGGATTCCTTCCAGACCTTTTGCTTTTGCATACTGATATACAACTACCGCAGTTACAACAACCAGTACCGCAATTACCAAAATCAGAATCGGCACCGGCACCTGGCTTAAAAAGTTCAATAATTCCATAGAATCATTCCTCCTACTATGCTCTATAATCTCTTGATAGTTTCCTGTAGCGTTTCTAATCGTGTGTGTGGGGAAATTATTGCCTAAACGCTTTAAAGGCAAATACGTGGCAAATACGCCCACGCAGTTATTCCCCTGTGATATGATTCACTCCCTGCCTTGTCAGAAAGTTCTCCAGGTCATGCTTTGCATCCAGCTCATAGTCCAACGCCTTGTGCATATCTCCGTTGCATTTCGCATCCGGAATCCTCTGCACCGCTTTCGCTGTAGCTTCTGACAGACAAAGAGAACCGTCGAGAGCTTTCAGCATCATGTACTGCAACTTCTCACGATTCTCTTCTTTAATGTCCTGTTCTTTCTGCCTGCGTGCCCGTTCGTTCTTCTCGACCTCCGCCCGTTCCTGGATGCGTCTTTCAAGCATCCAAAAGCAAAAAGCCACAATCGCAGACGGGACACCGGCAGCTATCAATAACTCCACCGGTTCTTTTTTTCTCCTTTCTGCTGTTATTTCAGAATATGTGGACTAATCCTTTTTCCGGGCTGCGCTCGTATCTGCATACCCAACACCTCCTTCACTCCCGATTGCTATCTCATCATCGTCGCAGTCTGCATACTTCCGGCACGCATACTCGATAATGTCAAGATCTGATTCTATCTGCTCCAGCGTCTTCGTTGGCGTTCCCTTTACCAGAAACACCAGGTCATACACTGCCGACCATAATTTGGCAATAATCTGTAATTTTGTCATTTGCCCTCCGGTCCTTTCTTGAACAGGTGGTAGTGTGGCTTCTCCTCTCCGAAGAACCACCATCGAATCACATCGTCCAGAAAGATTCCTGCCGCCGACAGAAAGAACCACAGCACCATAAACTGAGGGCAAATCTGCCCCAGGACATTTCCAGGCATATTACTGTAATCCCACATTCCCAGGCCAAGCCACACATTCAGAATTAACCCGAGAACAAATTCGATGGCCGTAATTCCACACGTCGCTATCGCCATCTGGAGAACCAGCGGCATACACCGGTCTTTCTCATTCAGCACACCGCAGATGATGAAGCACAATCCGCCGCATCCTGCCATCGCCAAAAACGAATATCCCCGGAACAGAACTTCCAGGACATAATAAAACGCCCCTCCTACCAGGAAGAGCGTCAAATATTTCAGAAGCACTTTCACTATGCAACACCTCCGGATGCCAGAATCTTCATGTAGTCTTTCAGCACTTCATTCTGGAACTCCTCTGGAATTTTCGCACCCCACTGAATCTGCTCGAAGTCCCCAGGCTTCGTAATGGATTTAATCCACATATTCACAGCGTTGCAATACGTTGTATTGTACGATACAAAAAACATTGCCCGGTCAACAATATTCTGCATATCCGCCGCCGAGAAATACTTGCAGGGCTGTCCGTCTTCGTGGTACTCCAGTTTCTCCTCTCCGGCCAGCAACTGCATTTTCTTTCCAAAGAGATTGATCTGGTCCTTTTCGGTCAGACTGAAATGCTCCACACCAGAAGATGTACTGACATCCACACCGGCATAAATGGTCTGTTCACATGCAGTTGCAATCTCCTTGTACTTTGCTTTTCTGGCGTCTTCCAGGCTCAGCTCTTCCACATTGGAAGGGTCTGGCTCTGCATCTCCCTTCTCGAACCAGTAATCAAAATCACTCTCAATCTCCTCCTGGGTCACTGTGCCTTTGTAATGGAACTGGATTTCCTCGCACTCCCATACTTTGTATTTGGTTTTCTTCCCATCCTGGATTTCTTCTTTCTCCACCAGTTCAATATTCTTACGCAGAATAATGTCCGTTCCGGAAAACACCGGGTAAATCTCAACCGCTAATGGCTGCGATAAGTAAGACTCTTTTCTCATTTTCTACTTCCTTTCCATGTTTGCTTGCACTATACGCACACAGCTTGAACAGTTCGTCAAAGCAATACTTTATCCGGAATTTTAAGCTGTTGCTGTATTTCAGCCAACCTTTATACGCCGCAATCCGGCAGGCTCTCCACCAGGGAACGAATCCCTTGGCTTTATAATCGCTCCAGGCTCTTAATACCTGGCGCCGGATTCTCCGGAACACACGCCCACGAATGATCGTGTATCTTCTCCGAACCACATAGCCCATCATATCTACTCCGGGCGTTCTTTTCTTGCTACCATTCTTCCTTGCCTTGTGGTTTTCTTTCTCTTCATCGAATGAAGCAATCTGGTAAAACTGCCAGATGCCTTTTATCTTCAACCCGAACTTATCATGTGCCCAGGTTGTAGCTTTCTTCATGGCTTTCTTTAATTTCGACACGTCTCCGTAAATTGCGAAATCATCCGCATAACACACGATTGCGTACACAAGCCGGTTACGCTTGCCTCTGCGAATCTGTGCCTGCTCATAGAGAAATCTCAGTACATAAGACATAACGTAATTGAACAGCCACGCCGGAAGATACCCACCAATGCAAAGATGGTTCCCAGGATAATTGCTCATCAACGCACCCAGGAACCATAACAGGACTTTATTCTTTCCTACATCTCTTCTCAACATTTCCATGACAATCGGAACTGTTACCGAAGGATAGGCTTTCGTAACATCGCCTTTCACAGCCACAACCTTTCCTTGAAATTTTCTCCGGAGAAGTCTTTCTATCTTCCTCTTTCCGGCAACTCCTCCCTTATTCGGTATACTGCCATACTGAATCTGCATAATTTTGGCTCTGAATAGCGGTTTCAACGCAAACACAGCGATATACTCAAAAACCTGCTGTTCCGGAGATTCTTGGCATATATCTCTGAGTTTCTGTGTCAATCCGTCAACTCGTTGGAATTGACGAATCGGCCTTAAATGTAAATCTCGGTTGATTATTCGCTGAGTGAGCATTTTCGCTACTGCTGTTTCTGCATTCAGGGTTCTTTTCATGTTCCCCGACAGCCTATCTTCTGCAATCTCACGCTTTGTAATCGTCCCCGTTTTACAGAGCAGGTGTTGAAAATCATTTCTACCCCGTTTATTCCGGAAACACTCCACAACGGCAGCCTCATTGAATTTCCAGTCCTCTACATTAACCGTTGCAGGCTTACAATATGTTTTCAAAAATCAACCTCCTAAATATCATCTGGTTACTCCCATGACTTTCCCCGTAGGTACTAGCCTTGTTGGTTTCAAGTTATTTTAGCAATACGCAAGGATTATACGATGCAATGATTTTTATATACACTAACCTTAATGTACCAGTTGCTCCCAGGGAGCCGTTCCAGTTCGTGTTACCCGGCCCATTGTTCGAGTTACGGCAAGGAACGCCGCCATTACCGCCGTTGTTCAAGTTGCCCCAAACCCAGGCGGACCGAACGCCGGACGCCGCCGGATTGCAGTTGAAGCCAGCCCCCAAACATCGTATAACCCTAAAATTTTTATTCTATTTGCAAATAGGATAAGCAAAGTAAAAGGGGCTGACTGCCCCTCTGCTTCGCATTCACCCCGTCTTTACCCCTCTGAACCAGGTGCTCCCAGGGAGCCGTACCAGATCGTGTAACCCGGCCCATAGCTCGAGATACGGCAAGGAACGCCGCCAATACCGCCGTAGTTCAAGTAGCCCCAAACCCAGGCGGACCGAACGCCGGACGCCGCCGGATAGCAGCGGAAGCCAGCCCCCACTCCAGTACCGCTGCCGCTTGCATTGGTTGCCTCCGGCCAGAGAACATCATCGTTGATAATGTTGTCAGCAATGTACTTCCATGAGCCTGTAGTTCCTGCCGGGAATGTAAGTTGTGCTCCTTCGATTTTGTCATAGTTCTCGTTGATTGCAGAACCAACTTTCGACTGGTCGAAGCATTTATAACAATCGAACGTGTAGTTACCGTCTGCATCTGTTCCCCATTGCCAGAGTTCATCAGACACAATCAAATAACTTCCGTTCATAAACTCAACGCCCTGGAGCATACCCGGCTCTTTTCCGGAAGTTGGGCTGTATCTGCTGCCGTCTCTTCCCAGTACGTTGTCATTCCATCCGGAATAATACGGACTGGTGGAAAGATAAGTGCTGCCTACTGTTGTATCGAAGGTCTTTCCTCCGTTGTCAACATAGACTGCTGAGTAATCCGCACCGTCAATATTTACCGTCTCAATGGCGGTGATCAGCTTCGCATCAAAGATGGAATAGTTGCTTGGTGTGTTTCTGTCTGTTCCACTCTGGACTCCTAACATGACAGCAGAACCCACAAACAGATTCGCTCCCTGTGCAGTTGTCAGAATCACACGTTCCACGCCAGTCTCACTGACCGCAACGGTGTACTGGTAGCTGTAGTTTGTGCATCCTTCGATTTTTCCGGAATTTCCTTTACGTCCATATTTCAGACGCATCATAATATCCAGGAATTTGAGCAGTGAACCGGATGCTCCGGAATACTGCGCTCCTCTGGCTCTCCATCTGGTTACTCCGTTGGTATGGGAAATACGGTTGACCGGCTTTAAGCCAGTTCCGCAGGTAATACTCCCATCAACATCGATACCGGCATAATACTTCGGATGTGCCATGTACTCATGCGTCTTTCCGGTTCTGTCCGTTCCTTCCGGCCATCTCTTGTAGCCCGGTGCCGGGTGGCATCTTGTTTTCAGATACTTATAATCCTTGTCCTGCCATTCTCTCTTGTAAGTATTCTTCTGGACCATCCAACAAAGATGTTCTCCAGACCTTACATCCGCCGTATCGTCAATATGCTCCACATAAAAAATCTCGTGAGAGCCATCGGCATTTTTCTCTGCCGCAACTTCCAGACACCAGAACTGCGGAAGGTGTGCGAATGGGTCGGAACCGGCTGTAGATTCTGTAGACGGTGTGCAGGTCAGGCCTGCGGAATCATCCGTCAGCTCGCCGATCATCGATGTACTCTTGGAATATCTCGGTGTGGTTACGCCATGTGTTCTCGTATCATCCAGGACATTTCCGAACCATCTTTCCAACATCTCTCCCTTGGTGTACAGTTCCGGGTCATACTGATACTTCCACCACTCAACAAAAAGGGCGTCCACCTCTGCCTTAGAAGTAGCCGCCGCAACCTTTTCTTTGTAGAGAATATCCGCTTCTCCTGCCATCTGGTTTCTGTGTACCTTTACCAGTAACTGCATTGTTGTGTCTCTGGGGAAATTTAACACTTCTCCGTTTAAATTATCGCTCACTTAAATACCTCCTATGCACTCAAAATAATAGCGTCAAGTCCGTTGTCATCCGGGTTAATCCGAAATGCAATCGTATTGACCTGGTTAATAAGTAACTCTGTGGCTTCTTTCGCCTTGGAAATAGCATCTGCTGTATTCTCCTGCCGGTCCTTTTCATTCTGGATTCTGACATTCTCATTTTTTGCTCTTTCCTGCTCTGCTACCACTCTCAGATTCTCAACCTGCACTCTTGCCTCTTCTGCCTGTACTCTGATAGTCTCAGCTTTGGCTCTGGATTCTTCTGTCTTATTCGCTTTCTGGGTAGCCTGGTTCGCATCCTGTGTCGCCTGCTTCGCTGCCGCTGTTGCATTATCCGCATTTCCGGCCGCCGTAGAAGCCAAACTTGCTGCCTGGTTCGCATCCTGTGCTGCCTGGTTCGCTGCCGACACTGATTTTTGGATAGCTGAATCAACCTGCTGTGCGGAATCGACCACTTTCTGTAAAGCTGTCTGCCGAGCTTTTCCATCAGCAGTGGCCTTCTCAGTCGCACTCTGCTGAGCTTTTCCATCAGCAGTGGCCTTCTCAGTCGCACTCTGCTGAGTCTTGCCATTCTTAGTTGCCTCTTCCAGAGCTGACTGCTGTTTCTTTCCATTGGATATTGCCTCTGCCAAATCATCCAATGCCGCCTGCACCTCTTCGGCTTTCGTATTGATTGTCTCTACCTGGTTCTTGACAGTCTCAGCCGCCTGCTCCACTTCAGACTTGATACCGTTGTAGCTTTCATTCTCCTCATGGATTTTCTGCATACAGGAGATAAAAGCTCCTCTTACCTCTTCTCCATAGACCGCATTCCTTAACTGGTCTAACTCCTGGGAAATATCTGCCATTTAACTCACCTCCGGTTCTTTAACATCCTCTCCATCTGGTTCTGCAGGAGTGTCCTGGTTTTCAAAACTCTCCGGATTCTCAAATGCACGAATCAGCTCTGCTTTTTCCTTCTCATAAGATTCCTGCATCTCTTTGAGTTTGGCTTCGTAATACGCTTCTGTCTTCTGCTTATGCTCATCCACACAAGAAGCCAACTCCATATATGCCTCATTTCTGTATTCAAGCAAAAGTCCCTGCAAAATGTTCTCAATCATAAAAATAGGGAGCGGAAAAGCTCTAATCAAGTTTCTCACTCCCAGGGTAATCGTCTGCTTTGCATCTGCATAAAACTCTACTGCCGTTGTATCCGGTTTCTTTACTTCGTCCAACTTCTTATTCTCGTTCATTACTTACGTTTACCTCCTTCGCTTTCTGGAGCAGTACCAGAACCTCCGCTTCGGTATAAGTTCTGGCCGTTGTTGCTGTTACCAATTCCGACTGCTCATTTGTTCTTGTGTTTGCTTTCTGGTTCTTTGGAACTTCATATTTAGCCATGCCGTCTCCTTTCTTATCCATACCACGTTCCTTTTATGAGGATTCCATTCTTGAACTGCATCAAGCAGTTATTGGACCACTGTCCCACCGTTCCGTTACTGTTCATTGATAATATCTGGACAAAACGAAGCGTACCATTTATTGTGCCATCTTCAAAAGAAACGTTTCTCAACGTCCAGTTGTGCATATCGATGTCGCACCCAGCGTGAAGGCGTCCAGATGTATAATCGCCCCATCCTTTGTTTTTCTGCACATACGTCCATTTCATCGTATAGGTGCCTGCTCCGGAGTAATCCTGTGCCGCCCAAGTCATATACGCCCCCGGCCACTCCAGGTCGAAGTCAAATCCTTTTTTTGAATTATCGCTATGCAAACTATTTGCACCGATTTTTCCGACATAATAGCCATCTCTCCAAAAGTGATTTCCATTCTCATTAAAAGCGGCACGCTTCTTTGACGTTTCTACTCCATTATTGTATACAGCAATTTCTCCAGGGTTTATCTGAATGTACTTTGAGTTCTTATTAAACGCCACGATTACGTTATTATAATACTGCGTGATATAAGACCCCATTTCTCCCTTGCTCACTTTGGACGTGATATTATTTGCATTTACCTTTATTGACGCCGCCAACTCATCCTCGCCCTCTGTGGCTCTCTTCACTTCTGCCTCGATCGAATCTTTCAGCACCTGCAACTGGCTCTCCGAATAGCCGGAAATATAGCCCAGAACCTCAATATCCGTTACATAGACATTGGCTCCGGAAACGTAATTGTACACATACAAATAAGCACTTCCGGCTGATATGCTATCAAACCGGAACTCAAAATTCTGGTATGAACTTGTCAGACCACCTGCCGATGTATATTTGCTGGTTCCTCCAAAAGAAATACGGATTCTCGCTGTGTTCTCCTGGCCTGCATCGCATCTGGCTTTGAACCGGATTATAAACGGGCTTGTCCTCGGAACCTTGATAATCTGCCTCAGATAGTAACTGGATGTTGTGCTTACCCTGTCAATCTTTGCACAGTTCTCGGAGTTTTCCACAACCTTCGTGATGTATGTTGTGCTCGATCTATACCATGAAGCAAAAGCATCATCATTATTGGAGAAGCTACCGTTCTGGCAGTAATCATGCTGCGTATTTTCGTACACTTCGTTTACAGAGGCAGTGACTTTTCCTACCTCCACTTCCAGCTTGGTATCAATATCATCCAACAGCTCCTGCATATCTCGCAGGCATCTTATATCCGTAACATACAATACACTTCCGGCATATCCGTAAACCGTCACTGCCACCGACTTTGTAGCTTTCGTGATTTTTACCTCTTTGCTGTAGGTGTGGAACTCGTCCGCCGTATATCCGCTCAGATACGCCGTAGACTTATTCTCAGAAAATCCGTACTGAATGTAGGACGGGCGGTATTTTGACCCTTCCGGGTACGCTGCCTCAACAGCAATCTTATAATTGCCGGCCTCCATAGTTCCAAGGCTCTGCGTCAGCGTTATTGCCCCTGTTCCGGAAAACGTCAGCTTAAAAGCCTTTTTATTCAAGAACTCCGTACTCTCAATCGTGCATATGCTGGTTGCTCCGGATAACGTAAATTTACTGAGAGTGAGCGTTTCCTGCTCTCCCCCAGTAATGTAGTTCTTTCTGGCAACCGTCTCTTTTACGCTCCGTACCGACAGGGTAATCCTGTTCTCCATGTTTGAGATCGAATTTTCTATCTCTTCTCTGGCAACTCTTACCTTTCCATCAGCATAATTGTTGGCCGCCGTCTCACTTTCTGAAATTTTCGTCTCGACCGATGTGCGATATCCGGCATCCAGGGATTCCGTTTTGACTGAATTTACCAGAAGCATTTCTCCATTGATTTTTCCATTCATAGTCAATGCCACTCCGTCTATCGGTCCGTCATATCCCTGGCTGTAATGAGCAAAACCGCCAAGACCCCATCTCCACAGGTTCTTGGCTTTGTTCTTATAATCTACATCGTCAGCAACAATGAACTCATTCGGAACGTGTACTGCATATCCACTGGCTACCTGTTTGTTTATGAGGTCTTGTGCGCTTCTGAGAGCCTCCTGCAAGATTTCTGTCTTACTCGGCAAGGATTTTATTGTCTCTTCCATTTCGGCCGTACTCTGGCGATTTGACGAGGTGTAGGACTTAGCACTCGTTTCATCACCCAACGTAACGGTGTTGTTCTTGAAGCTGGTAATATACACCTTCTTTTTCGTCAGTGGAAACTCCCGGTCTAAACCGTTCGGTGTGGAAACGCACTGGATCATGTTACCAACCTCAAATCTCTGGAAGGATTCATCCGTCAGATTCAAGTCTATCGCTTTCAGCTCCAGTACCATCTTTTCAAACTGTACCGACTTCAAATATTCCTCAGCCTTTTTCTTCAAGTTCTCCGGAACTGTCACATCGTCCCAGGTTACTGTCTTGTAAATCTTGCCGTATTCCTTGACCGCATTATCATCTGTGACATAATCAACTCCACCATTGACGCTTGCAATCGTCCTACGCTGTTCAGAGATTGCCTCCAACGCCGGGTCCTGCTCATCTTCATCCAGTTTCGCTCCCAATGGGATAATGCACGTTGCCAGGTCCGAAGCGTCCATGTTCTTTGAGAAGTCCAACAGGTTCTTCCCAAACCGGATGCCCTGCGTGTTCCTGGTGTAATAGTCCTCATCCGCCAGATAATCCAGGATTCTCAGACCGTCCTCATGCCGGATAACCAGATGCCCTCCGAGCCTGCTCGTCAGCTTCTCTTTGAACGCCGTTCTGGTGTCCTCGTAATTGGAATATCGATACAGCGAATCATTAGAATCCTTTACCGTTACCCTGCCGACAACGAACTGCTTTCTCTCCTCTACCTGTGCATTATGAATATCTATCAAATCCTGCACATACGCCTTGACTGAAATATTATGATAAACCTTCGGTCTCTGGATGCTGTCACACAAAAAGGCAAGTTCTCCTTCAACGAAGACTTTCTTTGTTCCAGAAAAATCTTCATCGTCATAGAGAACTCGCCCGTAAAACTCCGGCTCATCATCCCGGTAAATCACAATGTCTGTTGTCAGCTTCGTAACCTTGTCATAGTACGGGTGTGTCGGAAACACCTTGAAGGTTGCCGAACCATTGATGTTATCTCCAATTTCAAAATACGGATTTCCACCAACAGTCAGCGCTTTTACCCTAGCATCGTGAATCGTGTACTCCTTGCCGTCCACATAGGCTTTAATCGTATACATCTACAGCATCCCTCCTCTGTGAATCAGCGTGACCTTGCCCGTTCCCTGGAAGTAAAGGTCATTCACTCCCTTGTACAGAACAATGTCATACATGATATTCTCGCCGGTATATATCGTATAGGTCGAATTACGATACCTTACCTTCATTTCCGCATTGGAAACAATTCTGAGCGTTTCATTATGAACCCAACCGTCCAGGCTGACTTTCTGCCAGTCAGAGCCGGAACTGATTGTGATGTCTGAGGTGTTCCGGATAACGCCATTGATGAAACTGAACGTATCCCACTTCCAAGGCTCATCCGAAGAATCCACGCTGATTTTATACGGCTCGCATTTGCAGCTTATAACAATCTCCGCCGTTACATCATTATTCTTCTCCGTCTCTATCTCACACCTGCCGGTATAATAATATCCCTTGTCGGTGTCAAGGATGATTCTCTTCGAGATTCCCTGCAAATCAGAAGCGATCTGACTTAACAGACCGCTCCATCTTTCATAACTACAGTTTCTTGCCCCGAATGTAAATTTCAAGGTCCGCATCTCATATTTTACGCCGCCGTTCTGGGCTTCTGAGAGGTCCAGGTCCCCGTTCATGCCGGGGACGCTCACATACTCTGTCTTTGCTTTCGGTATGTCGATAACAATCTTCTTGAGTCTTAAGCCCCAGTCCCGGAACGAATGCGTCTCATCAAACGTAATGCCTACTCCCGACATGATTAACCTCCTCTCTTCTTGTGCGTATCGATTCTTGCCATGTTTTCATCGACAATCGGTGTTGTTGTATCTCCAATTTCCCTACCGTCCAAATCTACATGAACGTGTGTCTCTCCGGTAATCTCTACCGTTGTGTCTCCGCTCTCGAAGACGCCCTGCTTTTCTTTCTCAACTTTGTACGTTGTGCTGACCTTCTTATCAACAGCAATCTTTCCGGTCTCCACATTAACCGCCGTCTGCATCCGCTTTCCGAGACTTGCCATCTCATCATCCATCTGCTTATACAGGTCTGGCATCTCAGCTTCAATACCTACGCCGATACCAGGTGGAATCCACTTACCAATCTCATCTGCAAAGACTTTGGACGGGGAGTGAATACCTAATGCTCCCTTAACACCGTCTACGATGCCAGAGAAGAAACTCTGCACCTGGCGTCTGAACCAACCGGCCGCATTACAGATTCCGTTCCATACACCCATCACGATGTTGTAGCCTACGTTCGCCATCTGAGACGGCAGGTTTGCTACGCCATTTATGACGGCACTACACAAATCAGATGCTGCCTGTCTTCCCTTCGCCACCATATCGGAACCCCACTGGATTACCTTCTGGAGCGTATTGCTTAACCAGGTCCAAATTTTTCCCGGCAACTGGGAGAAGAAATTGACGATTGCATCTATCGTGTTAGAAGCTATCTCCTTCGCTTTCTGCAAGGTGTTGGAACCCCACGTTACAAGCTTATTAAAGGCATCAGTCAGCCAGGTCCAAATCTTTCCCGGCAGTTCGGAGAAGAACTTCACAATACTGTCTATACAGTTGCTTGCTATCTCCCCGGCTTTCTGGAGCATCTGGCTTCCCCATTCAACCAGTTTGTTGTAGGTGTTTACCAGCCAAGTCCAGATTTTTCCCGGCAATTCTGAGAAAAATTTAATTATGCTGTCTATCATCTGAGGAACATTCGTTGTGATCCAGTTAATCACATTTGCCCCCCACTCAATCAGCGTACCGATTACAAAGCCTATCGCATAACCGATTTTGTATGGCAAGTCCGTAAAGAACTGCACAATCGAATCAATAATCTGCGATACTACCTCAGATGCCGTTTCCAGCATCGAAACTCCCCACTCGGCAAAACTTTCTGCCAGTGAGCTAATGGCATCTATGATTTTTCCGGGCAGTTCTGAAAACCACTCAACCGCAGAGTCTATGAACTCGCCTATGCTATCCAGGATGCCAGAAAACCATTCCGAAATAGCCGAACCAAGTTCACTCAGCTTCTCCGGGATGCTCTTAAAAAATTCTACAATCTGGTCCCAATGTTCCTTGATGAGAACAACCGCCGTTGCTACCGCCGCTACAATTCCAGCTACCGCCGCCGCAACCAGTGCAGGTGCTCCAAGGATAACAGCCCCGACAGCCGCCAGTGCAATACCGACTACCATCAGAACCTCTTTTATGGCACTGAAACCATTTACAAACATATCTACGAAATTGGTAACTGCAAGAATCGCTCCTGCAATGATAGAACCAATTCCGGCTATTGACGAACCGAACTCTGCAAAGAATCCGATTACCTTCTGAACTGCTCCTCCGATAGAGGAGAAAATACCTGCGACCTTCGGGAACTCCAGTTCCAGAACTTCCATCAGTGTTCCGGCTCCGCCCTTCCAGAGTGCGAATCCTTCTACAACTTTTCCAATCACTCCAACCAGTCCGGAAACTCCGCCTTTCAGTGTGCCAAGCACCTTGAACAGAGATTTTACGGAGGACAGAACGGAACTTGCAACGCTCAGAGCTGCTATGGACGCCGCAATCACGCCGATTGCATATCCGACAGCCTCCAGAACATTCGGGTCTGCTCCATCAATCACACCGAACAGGTCAGAAACCGCATCTACAATTCCCTGGATAATCGTACTTGCCGTATCGATGAATCCATTAAGGAACCCTTCTATCAGTGCAGATACGCCCGGAAATTCTTCACTCAGCCCCTCGCAGAATCCGGCTACGAAATCTTTTGCAGCCAGGATGATAAGCGGCAGATTTTCTTGTACCGCCTCGCCAATTTTACTCAGCATTTCACCGAAAGAACGGCCTATCTCCTCGGAATGGTCGCTTAATGCCTGTAAAAATTTCGTAAACAAATAAATACCGGCGGACCACATATCCCCGGCAACATTCAGAATCGCTTTTACAAGCTCAGCAACTACAGTCGCTCCGGCCTCTGCAAATTCTTCCTGGTGGTCCATGATGGCATTTATGAACGTACTTACCAGGTCCTCTGCAACCCCTATCAGTGTAGGTGCTGCCTCCATAGCCATCTGTGCCAGCTCAGCGAGTGAATTTCCAAACGCCTCAATCAGACCGTCAAATCCTTTTTCCGCCATGGCTTCATTCATATCCTCTACCATGCCGGTAATGACTTTGACCGTTTCTTTCATTGGTTCCTGTACCTCTTCGTACAGGGCAATACCTACAGATTCCAACGCACTCTTACAGAGTGTGATTGCTCCCTGCAGGTTATCGTTCATGGTGTCCGCCATTTCCTTGGCCGCACCATCCGCATCGTAAATAGAATCCGTCAACTTCTGGTAGTCTTCATCGGACGCATTCACGATAGCCAGCAATCCACTCATAGCCTCCTGTCCGCCGAGTGATGCTGCAAGCTGTGCTTTCTGTGCTTCTGTCAGGCCTGCAAATCCAGAACGCAGGTCATTCATAATCTCTTTCAGAGACTTCATGGAACCGTCACTGTTCGTCAGTGAGATTCCTAACTGGTCCATAGCCGCCTGTACTTCTTTGGTCGGCTTCGCCATTCTCGTGAAAATGCTTCTCAGAGATGTACCAGCCTGGCTTGCCTTGATTCCAGAGTTCGCCATCAGACCGATTGCCGTAGCACAGTCTTCAACGCTGAATCCTAAGGCTCCGGCTACTGGGGCAACGTACTTGAACGTCTCGCCCATCATTCCTACGTTGGTATTGGAATTGGATGCCGCCTTTGCCAGCACATCTGCAAAATGTGTAGCATTGGAAACTTCCTTCGAGTACCCGTTTTTGATGATGGTTGTTGTTCCGTCTGCTGCCAGTCCGAAAGCAGTCATAGCATCGGTGACAATATCGCTCGTTGATGCCAGGTCTTCCCCGGATGCCGCCGCCAGGTTCATAATACCTTCAATACTGTTCAGCATATCTCCGGTTTTCCATCCGGCCATCGCCATGTACTGGAAAGCCTCGGCACTTTCTGTGGCACTGAACTTCGTCTTGGCACCCATTTCCTTTGCCTTATCAGCAAGCTGCTGAATCTCCGTAGCCGAAGCACCGGAAATGGACTGGACCTTGCTCATTCCTGCCTCAAAGTCAGAACCGACCTTGATTGCAGCCGTACCAATACCGGCTACTGCTGTTGCAGCACCGGCCAGAATAGTAGTGGTAGCCTTAATCGCTCCGCTCGCCATTCCAGATAATTTGCTTAGTCCGCTCTGGAAACCGGAACTATCTATGCTGGTGTCAAATTTCAGCGTACCATCATAGCCCATGTTCTCACCTCAATTCTTCGGCTCAATCATCGGCTCATAATGGCACTACTTGATTTGTTTTCCGTCTTTGATTTTTAATTCAAAACGGGCATGACAATTTCTCCCTTTACAGGAGACCATCACGCCCGAACACTCCGCCGTCTCTTCAAAAAACAACGGCATTTTATATTTACACTCCGGGCATTCCACCCGTATCATTTTCTTCTTTACATCTTCAATAGCCAGTCACCTCCTACAGCAGTCCCGTAAGATCGCCGCCGTTCATAAGGGCTTCTGCTATTGCATCTACCTTCTCTTCCTCATCAGCAGGCAACGGTAAAGCATACAGTTCTTTCTTCCTGCGGTAGAAGTCTCTCTGCTCCTTCGTCATGGTCGCATCGATGTCTACGCTTCGGTACTCCATAATCTTACTGAACTCCAGGTCAGAGGACAGCGTTCTCAGCAAAGCCTTAAACTTCCACCAGTGCAGGTATTCAATGTCCTGTAGGTCTATGTGATACTGCGTCAGAAACGCCGAATAGATGTAATCATCGTCATGCTCGAAAGAATAAATCCTTTGCACTTCCGCCGCTCCTTCTACTGCTCCGGCTCTCTTCTCACGCCATCGTTTACCACCGGCATAGAACCACAGCAGTCCATCCACCGCAGCATCCAGGTTCTCCGGAATCTCCGGATATACCAGTTCCAGACCTTGCCTTGCTTTCTCAGCGTCCGAAAGCTCCGGGTCCTGCATCATCATTTCAAACAGAATGAAGGTACGGAAGTTTGTTTCTATCGCATACTCCGTACCCTCAATCTCTACTGTTTCCGGAAGATAGTCTACAAGCATGTTGTGGTTCATGAATTATCACGCCCACTCGCATTACCGATTGGCGCTACTACTGCTCCGTTCTTGCCATGCTTATTTTTCTTACCTTCCTGGCGTCTCTGTGCCCTGTTCATGTTGTACTTGTTAGTAATCGCATTTACCTGGCCTTTCATCTTACCAGCCTCAGAAGAAACAATTCCGAAAGCATCCATGCAGATCGCCAGGTTGTTTTTACCCTTGAACAGCTTTTCAGCCGTTCCATCTCCAAATACCTCATCGAAGAAATCCTTCACGATTCCACACATTTCCCGGATGCCGTCTGCATTAGACAGCTCCGTATGCTTCTTGGATTCCTCAGCTCTTTTCACAACCTTATCCATGGATTTCTCATAGACTTCCATAGTGTCTGCATCGAACAGATCTAACTCTAATTCCTGTCCACAAATTTTTAACATGCTCATATTACTTTACCTCCAAATTCTAAGCCGCAGCTTCTTCAAATGTCTTTGATTCTGTGTTGAAATATCCGTCAAGCGGATCTCCTACTGCATTGAGATTTCCACTCATGCTCTGCTTCTTTTCTCCAGATACGCCGCTCACTTCGGCGGATACCAGGAACTTTCTAGCCGCAAATGTATTTGCAACCGGTTCAGAAGCGTTCTGCTTCTGGTCCCATAACTCTACTCTGCAATACTCAAATTCTGCATCGCTGCCGGTCAAATGGTTTCTTCCTACATGGTACAGTGCGTTGACTGCATCCTGGCTCTTGATGAGTCTTGCTTCAAACGGAAATACCGATGTGTAGGACACAACAGAGGAAGAGGAAGACGGCTCACACACATACTTCTCAGATTCGCTCTCTGCTCCGAAGGTTTCATCCAGTGTTGTGAAACCAACGCCCATCAGTACCCAGTTCGGCTTTTCGAATGTTCCGATATTCAGATAATCCGCAAACTGGTGTCTCTGTACCACTTCTCTTGCGCCACTTACATTACCTGCCATTTTTACTTGCCTCCTTAAAATACAATAATCGCAAGGAAATCTGATACCTTGCGTTCTTCATAGCTCCGTCAAAGATATATCCAGGGGAAAGAACTTCTATCTCCTCTGCACACATTCCTTCCGGAAGTTCCGGGAGATTGCCTGCCATGCTGTTCTCCTCTACCCAGTCTGCAAATTCTTCGTAAAACGTGCTGTTCTCGATGTTCTGTACCCGGTCCATGCTGTAAAACTCCCTGGAACCGAACTGGAACTGATACTGCCGCTCCGAACTGCCATCTACATATCTTTGGATTACCGGGTCAAATATCCCGGTCTCTATAGTGTACTCTACCGGGTCCGGCCCAAGGGCATCTACCCGGAATACACCGTCTTTCAAAAGAGGGCATTTCAGAAAATACTCTGTTATGCCCTCCAGTACACTATTTACTTCCATGTGACCTCCTAAATCTTATCTGCTCCTCGCAGAATGTCTTCTTTTTCAGCCACCTTCATTCGCTCAAACCAATGTGCTCCTCGGTTTGCATCATACGGTCTGGTGTCTGCGGTTCCGTAATACTGCATGGCAGCATACGGGGCAATGTAATCTACCTCTCCACTGCCTACATCCGTTCCCAGTTTGCCGGATTTCTCCAACATACCAGTCTGGAACGGAACTCTCGGACTGCACCTTCTCAGTACCTCCGAATCTACAAACATCTGCTTTCTACTAAACTGAGCATTCCTTCTTGCCGCAAATTCCGGGCTCCAGGTCAGCTCCGCTTTCCCGTTCCCGGAATTGATGATTGAACCTTTCGGAGTTGTGATCTTTTTCAGTGCCATCACGCACCCCCTATTCTCCAGTGCTTCGTCCTATCGGTTCCTCTGATTGTGTTGTCGGCATATTCTGTGACAGTCACAAAATCTTCATCGTGCTGTCTCAGCTTTGCCAGCTCCTCAATCGTATCTTTCAGAATGATACCCTGGCGGAAACTGAACGTATCAAACAGCCACTGTCCGGCCACCACATACTGTCCTCGCACGATATAAGCTCCCTTCTGGATAGTCCAGTACCTCTCTGCCTCTTCATCTGACAGCTTCTTGTATTTCTCTTCGCTTATATACTGCTTTCCGGCTTCTACTGTCGCTGTGGCCGGGATTCGGATTACGCATTTTGCTTTATCCTTACGGTCTGTGTCCGATACAGTCTCTCCCTTTGTTCCGTACCACGAAACGCCCATAATTCTTGTCGCACAGAGCTTTTCCCGGCGGTCTGCTCCGATTCTCAGATTAAAGATTGTCACATCACTGTTTGTCATCATACTCTTTCACCCACCCCCTGTTCAGCAGTCCGGTGTTTGCCAGGTATGACCTCACAGCTCTGTACATCTCGTTATGCAACGCCGTATCATTCATGGCATCCGCATAGCTGATGGAATATCCATCGTTGGATTCCGACTTCACAACAGCTTCTCTCTTTTCGTTCTGCACTGCCACCGTATCAGCTACACAGCAGATTGCATCCTTGATTGAATCTACAATTGAACTCAGTCTTGCAATCCGGCCAAACGTAACCTGGTTCACGAATGCTTCAGAAATATTCTCAACTCTCTTGAAATCATTCTCCGTTTTTATCTGCGTGCCACCGTAATCATTCTTGTAGTACGTGAAATCCACATACGGTCTTCTTACGTCCTCCTGGACCATCGAAACACCCCTTTCTGATAAATTGGTAGGCTGCAAAGAAAAATCAGCTATTCGCCGGGTTTACGCCCTCCTGCGTAGCTGAATCTTTTTTGCCGGTCTTCTTTTCTTTCGGAGAAGATGCACCCGTTCCGACTTCCGGCTCCAGGCTTTCAAGCGAATAGCCCATGCTTTTGTAATATGCTGCCTTTCTTTCGGGAATCCGGCAGGAACTCCCGTCTTTCGTTGCTAAATACATAAGCTACCTCCTACTCAGTTTTCTTTGAGCCTTTGGTCGCCGGCTTCTTTTCGGAATCCTCAGAAGTCGGTGCAACTGCTCCCATTGTAGCCTGTGCCTGGATTGCAGCTTTCAACTCATCGTTCTCCTTCTGAAGCTTAGTAATCTTCTTGTCTGCATCCTCCGCATACAAGGTTGCCTCTTCCAGCTTGGATTTCAACTCATCGTTCTCCTTCTTGAGCTTTTCAGCAGTTGCCTTGATGTTTTCCGGCTCGAACAGTATATTGTCATTCTCATCCCGGATAATGTAGCCCATCTTCTTGTATTCATCGAATTTCTCATCCGGGATTCTGAGAACTCTGTTCTTTTTCTCAACTTTATACATATGGTTTCTCCCTTCAAAAATTGGCTCCATGCACACACACAGAGCCAGTAATCAGTTTCTTTTATGCGTTCACATGGAAATCAATAGCGTCCATCTTATGAGGCAGGATAAATACATCCTCAAAAGATTCCTCGAAGTAGTCATACTTGCCCTGGGAACCAGCGGAAGGCGGGTCGAGCTGAGCGAACTCGTAGGAAATCGGTGTGATTACCGCCATCGGATGTACCAGAACCATGTTGATCTGCTTCGCTGTGGAATCTACCTTCCAACCCTCGGTAAAGTCATACTTCGTCTGCATCATGTCACTCGGTACGCTCTCCGGAATCTTCACATCATCAATAGAGTTAATTGCTCTCTTGATTGCATCAGAACGGCTGCCGACATCAACGGTTCTGTAAATCTGCTTCGCATTGTTGATGAGCGTTCTGACATCTGGTGTCACATACAGGATTCTTCCAGCTCTCGGAACTCTCTTATTATCCATGTTCTTCATCATCTCATCAAAGACGGTCAGCACATTCTCCTCTGTCAGTGCTTCACTGTGGGCTGTCTTCGCTCCGTCAGTGGTCCAGTCTGCATACAGCTTGGAAATGCAGTAAGCATTCATCTCCGGGAACTTCTGCTCCTCGTTGTAAACCTTCGTGATATTTCCGATTGCCACTACGCCCTTGGTCTCTGCAATATCTCTCGGATGTACCAGTGTCTGCCACTGTCTGTGATTCTCCAGCGTCAGCGGTTTCCACTCGTTGTTATAGTTACGCTTTCTGGTTCCGATGGTATCTCTATCTCCATCGGTACGGCCAGTTGTGGAGATTGTCGGCACCTCGATAACTCTGGAATTTACCCAACGGAATCTTCCGTTGTTCGGTGTCGCAAATAAATCTCCAAAATACAGGACATACGGGAACATCTGCTCCAGTGTCTGTAAATACTCGGTTGCATAATTTAATTTCGCCATTTCATTCTCCTCCTGTTAGTTCTTGTCTGGCTGTCTGATTAAGTTGAACCCGAACGGATTAAACTGTGCTTCTTTTCCCTTGACTCCTTCACCTCCGGCTCCGCCAGTTCCGCCAACTCCTCTTGCAAAGAACGGCTTTCCTTCCTCTTCCTCGTGGGAATCGTCTTCCGGATCGCCATCATCATCAAAAACAAAAGCTCCCTTGTAATCGTCATTCTCCATGAGAGACTTTATAAACTCATCGCCTCCCAGGAACTTTCCGTCTTCCAGGGTAAAGTTCTTCTTTTCAAACTCTGCTCTCACACCGTTTTCTGCAGGTTTGCTGGAGAACTTATAACCACCCATAAACATATCCAGTGCATGGTTACGCTCCTGGGCTGCAAGCTGCGCAGTCAGCTTCTGTGTCTCCTGGGTGTACTTTGTCTCCCAGTCCTTTGCAGACTGCTTAATGCCGTCAATATCCATGTCCTTGTAGGACTGAATCGTTGTATTGACATCTGATAACTGCTGCTTTACTCCGTCCAGCTCTGTAATCTTGGCATCCAGTTTTTCCTTCGACACATAGCCTCCGGCTTTCACATCTACTACCTGGATTTTCTTGTCGGCATCAATCGCCGCCTCCAGTTCCGCATAGGTCATAGCCTTAGGTTCTTCGCCGTCCTTCGGGGTTCCAAAAAATTTCTTCAAAAATTCGTAAGCCATTTCACTTACCTTCCTTTCTTCGTTTCGCTGATTTCGTTTAGATTCCGGTTCACTCCGGCACTGCTATCGTGCGTTTATATCTCCGCACGCAAGAGAAGGAGACAGTTTATATGCCATATCACAGGGCAAAAAACAACAGCCAGGCGTTCCACCAACGGACCGGCTGACTGCTATTTGTTTTCGTGGTCTTAAAGGGTGTCTATGAACTTCTGAGAGTTCCCAGGACACGTTTTAAGTGCTTCAATGGTAAATTGTAAGGGTTAATGTGTTACAACCCTATACGGGGCGAATACCATTTCACCCATGGTTGGGAGATAACAAGATCACCTCCTTCCTACTCTTCTACGAATACAACCCAGTCCTTAGCTGCCATATCTGTCTGAGATGGCGTCCATGGCACAAGCCCTTTCGGTGCATTTTCGTTGTCGGTCACAAGCCCGGTAGTGACGATATAGACATACTGCTGAGTCATTTTGCTGTGTTCATCCGGGAACTGCATTTCAAGGTAAATTCCTTTTCCGTTCCAGCCTTTTCTTGCCACCTTGACGCCACGCTCCAGGAATTTGTACGCATCCCCGAATCCAAACGTAGCCTCTCCGCCGAGTTCCGGGCAGTTCTCTTCATCTGCAATCTGCCACTCATCAGAAGCAATATTGTCGAAGGTGTACTCCGGGCGGTCTGTCTGGCGAATATCCAGCTCCTCTCCGTCTTTGGTGTGCATCATGATTGTTTTCTTCTCTGCATCCCAGTACCAGTAGCCGCCCCAGTTCGGCAGTTTTACCTTCACGCCCTGTTTCATCAGCATATAGGCATCTGAAAACATCATGGATGGTCCAAAATCAGCATAAATACAAGCCTCCTCAATGTAGATATCCTTGCAGTTTGCATGAACCAGGTCTTCATTGTAGGTACGGTCAATGTATTTCATCTTCTCCTCAACGTTCGGATTGACAATGGTTTCTGTCTCTCCAGTCGGCATGTGGATATACAGGAAAATCATTTCCGGCTCCTTGCCTTTTCCTTTCAGTTCCTCATACTGCTTCATCAGTTCTTCTTTTTTCATGCTTATTTCCTCGCTTTCTTATTCGCCCATACAGCTTTTCCACTGACTGAGCGGTTAAATGATACCAAGTTGCCGTTGCCGTCATATACGGCCGATACCTGCGTTCTGGCAGTATCTACGCTTCGTCCTGTTTGCTTGCAGAAATCCTTCATCTGCAATTCTTTCTCTTTCAGCTTCACAGATTCTTTCTGGAACTCCTCTCGGAAGTACGCTCTGTCAGCTTCTGACTGAACCGTCTGGATATACGAATCATAGGCGGCCAGGATTCTCTTATACTCCCTAACCGCCCTTTCATATTCACGCTGCTTCTGCATACACTCATACTCCGTAAGAAGGTTCCCCGCAAACGAATACTTCGGTCTGCTGTAGTCCTCCAGATCATCTTTCGTGTATGCCGGTTTTGAAATCCCCGGCCAGTACGGATAGAAGCTATGTCTGCAATTCCAACCACACAAACCGGCTCCTGTTCCATATCCGGTTGCTTCGTAGAAGTTCTCGTACCCCGGAGCTGTGCCCTCAATCTTGAACACCTTGCCCTGCCAGACTGAGTGTGAGGGTCTGGCTCCTACATGAGCCGTTGTCTCGTAATACTCAGCTCCAAGCTCCGAAGCATACAACTCCGTCAGCTTTCCGGCTGTCTGATTTACTCCGGTCAGCAGAGCAGTTCTGATTGCCGTATCCAGTTTTGAGATATACCCACTGTCATACATGACTGATGTTCCTTTGACTGCCGCATCCCGGATAGCCTGTCTGATTGCCTCCTGGTACGAAAAAGTACCGGACGTAACCTTCATATAGGCTGCGTTCAGTGCCTGCATATACTCCTGCTGTGTAGCTATGGCCGTTGTCAGCGTAAGGTTTCCAATCTCCCCCTTACACTTCTCTGCGCCAGCCTCCATAGTTCTCTGCATCGCCCCAGAAAGAACAATATCCGATGTTTTCAGCTTTCCGGCTTGCAGTAGTGGCTTTGCATCCTGCAACATTCCGGTCAGGCCTGCATCCTGGAACAGCCGCAATATTTCTGTATCGGATTTTCCTGTCAGAACGCCAACTTCCCGGATTACATCATTCATCAATGCTCCGGACTGCTTCGCCTGTTTCAACTGCCATTCGGCTGTCGGTGTGATTCTTCCAGTCTTTGCTATCCTTCGTGCCACATCTCGGATGATCTGCTCATTCAGTACATCGCACATTCCCAGATAGCCGGAAGAAAAGCTATTCAAATATTCTGGTGTCAGCACTGCTCACACCTCCTATTCTTCTGTAGGGAATCTGGCTACCGGCTCCGGCATCATGCTCTTCGCCTCTTCCTCCGAGCACCCGAAATACCACGCAAGAAACGCTTCTGTTTTCAGCTTTCCAGCAATCACCATGGACCATCTACGCTGATACTCAGCTTCTGTGTCTTCCAGAACTCCATCGCCCCAGTTGCAGTTCAGCTCCGTTTCTCCGTCCGGAACCATATCATAAAGCAATGCCAGAACTCTCATGGCGTATATGATTTTCTTGAATCCTTTATGCCATGCGTCCTGCATCGCTGTTACCGTATGGTATGACCTCTGCTTTGATACCCGGATTTCGTATGCCGTTTTCTCAATGTCCGTTGGTTCAGACAGTGTACCGTAGGCAAGGCCGACCAGGAATTCTATTTTCATTAGCTGCTTATTCAGTCCCTGGAACAACGCTTCGTGGCGAATTTGCGGTGCATACTCTTTCAGCAGCCCTTTGTTGGTTCCGTCCGCACTGTCGAAGTCGAATGTCTTGAACATTCTTTCCTGTCCTGCCGGAAGAACCGGTTTTCCATGCTTATCTGTCTGGAACAACTCAGAATCGCCCAAGATAGCAGCTTCTGTGGCTTTGTACTCCCACAATACACGCCCGTACTGAATGTCAGCTTGTTCTATTATCTCTGTAGCTCTGGAGAACACCGATACCCCCAATGGCGAGTCCGTATCGATATTGTTTGCCTTTGGTACTTTGATGTACGCAAAAAGCGGCTTGTCGATGTTACCGATAATTACCGGCTCTTCCGACAGGCCCGCCCATTCATCCACCTCAGACAGTGGCACTTCTTTCCGGAATCTATCCCTCACAGCATAGGTTCCATCATCGTTGTACTGGTAAATCTCCTCAGATTTGAACGCCTTGTTGATGATCGTATAGGTCATTCCCGTAAGCTCATGGTATTCAAGCCTGGTATACAGGTAATCCCCTATCTTCTTTCCTTCCACGAACACCGCCGCCGTTATCTCTCCTTTGTTGTTGAACGCACAAGGGAAGAAATCCACCGCTTTCACGAAATCCAGCTCGATTGCCGTCGGTCTTCCGTTTTCGTCTATGTTCGTCACGAACGGTTTCACTGCAATAGCTCCACCTTCGCAGTACATCTCAACAAATTTGTTCAAATCCGTAAGCTGGTCTTTCAACTGCTCATTGATAAAATCAGCCATCGGACTGCCAGTTACCTCCATGCTGAACTCCGTCAGTATCAGCCTGGCAAATTCCTCCGAAATTGCTGACGGCAGATTCAGAGGAATCACATTGTCTTTTCCGCCTCTCCAGGGCGGTTCATTCTTGTACATGTTGTGCCACAGCTCTATGGCATTCTGCATTACTCCGGATTCGCATATATCAACGCCCAGGGCTTTTTCCACACTGTTATTCGGCACCAATCTTCTCAACACCTTTCTCAATATATTTGCAATTCTCAATCAGTTCACCCCGTCTTCTTAATGAATTTCTTTATCCTCTTCTCGAAGCTGTACTCCATAGCATCCAGAGAGTCAATATCACTGGTTCCATCGTCCAGACGCTCCAGTTCCATTTTCTTCGGATTCCAAACCGCCATGCTGATAGCTTCAAGAACACTTTCACAATCTGGTGTAAAGAACACACGCCCGGTTGCTGAGAGCGTGGTCATTGTGAAGATACGGTCTGTAATCTTGCACTTGGCAGCATTCGTGACATTGATATTTCCCAGTTCCGCCTCAATCATAGCTTTCTGCAAACCTCGTTTCAGCACCAGCTCCGCAGAATCGCAGTACACATTCGTAATGAATCCGTACCGGTCCAATATCTTCTCAACGAATTTCATAAACATCCGGTTCAAATCATCTGGGTCTGTTCCGTCTGCATCGTGCCATTCCGAGGACAGCACATACAGCTTCTCATATCCCTGGGTAATTCCAGACGCAACAAAAGCGTGGCCGGAGCCATTACCTCCAAAGTCCACGCCTATATTCAGCTCTATGAACTCTCCACGTTTCGCCATGTCAATCGTCTCTTCCAGTGGCACGATGTACTCATCGTCTTCCGCCGCTATGGAAGTTGCCAGCTTAACGTATATCAGACCTTCTGCAATACTTCTCTTACCTTCAATATCTCGGATGTACCAGATGCTGTCCTTGTCATACTGGCTGACAATCTCAGCTATTCTCTGCTTCGGGATGTTAATATTCTCAAAGATATTGAAATGCTCGTAATTGTAACCACCCAGAAGCTCTCCCTTGGCCGCTTTCTCAGCGTATTTATCGATGTAATCAACGTATATCGCTGCCTTAGGATGGTCTGGGTTCAAGTCCCAGAAGATTTTTCTGTTCTTAGCCGCTAGTTGTCGGTTGAACGCCTCCTTGATGGTGTTATCGTGATGCAGGTTGATCTCGGTTGCAATCCACATACCGTATGAGTTACCTCGGATTTTCTTGTAACTGTCGGATGCCGCACCTCCGGCGAAGATTACAATCTTATCTTTGTACCCCGTATCCGGGCCATTTATCAGCAGGCAGTCATTCCCTTTGTACTGAGTCCACCTGCACTGCCCACGAAATATATACTCAAGACCGAACCCGTTAGCATCTCCAATGTTCAGCTTAGCGTTCGCCATAGTCGAACCAGTCGCCAGGTGGATTCTATCCTTTGTCGTTTTTAATTCGTGAGCAAATGCGAAAACATTATCTACCGTCTTACCGGAACGAACAGCACCTTCCAGGATATTGTAGGTACTGTTCACGCAATTCTTGATATACCGCTTGTGCTTGTCGCTGAAATTGAACCCTATGCGCTTACGCCTGTTGACCTTGACATACGGGTTGGATAAGCCCTTATTCTTCGCCGCCATAAATGTCGGCTTCGATACCCTCCATGTCTTCTATCTCGTAAAGACCAATTTCCTGCTTATCTCTCCAGATGTCCGGCCTACGATTCTTTAACCAGAAACAGCACGCTCCTACGTCCGGTATGATGTCCTCTTCGGTCTCAACCGTCTCTATCTTCGCAGGCTTGGTATTACCGTCTTTATCCATCTCAATAATTTTCCGGGTTACTTTCGTTTTCTTCTTACTTCCTTTTGCTCGCTCATACAGACTCAGTTCGACTTCTGCATCTGCATATTCTTTTCCGGCAGCCAGAGCCTCTGCAAACTCCGGGTAATCCTTTTTCCAACGGTTGATTGTCCTTGGAGACACCTCGAATGCGTCAGCTAAATCCTCATCCGTACCGCCTCTCATGCACAATACCTTGGCAATTTTTACGAATCTCTCATCATACTTCTGCTTTGCCGCCATTCAACCACCTACTTCCCTGCCAGGTAGTCAGCCGCCCAGTATTCAATCATCTGCCATTTATTCTTACTGGTAATCGTGCCGTCCTTCTCTGCTTTTTTCAGAGCCTTTTTGATTACTTCTGCCGATTCTACCGGAATGGCAGCACTGCCAAATACTTTCGCAAGGTACGTCCAATCCATGTCCGGGTCAAAACCGGCATCGTCCATTTTCTCATTTGCGGCGTCAATCATTGAGTGAACCGCCGCCCCTACATTTCGAATGTCCGTAAACTGCTGGTACTTATCCAGTGTCTCCACGAACTTCTCACACTGCTCATAGGCAGCAACACCGATAATCTCAGCACAACTACCGTTCAGATTCTTCATTAGCGCATCCAGGTCTTTGATCTGGTTCGGAAGGAACGCAAACGCAATGGTCTTGAAATCAAACTGAACCGCCGGAGTATTCAGCTTGTCAAACTGCTCCAACGGTTCTTCCAGAATTTCTTTCCCAATATAGCTCTCCATCATATCATCGACGTTATCCATCAGCTTCACAATTTCTCTCAGCGTACTCTCATCATCAAATCCAGAGATTGCATTGTGAGCCAACTGCTTAGAAGCCGCCTTGCTTCGGGTCAGCCCACTCTTATCCAGGATAACGATAATCTCTTTCAGACCGGCTTCTCTTGCGCTCTTTACTCTGTGGTGTCCGGAGATAATCTCCAGTTTCTCTCCCATCAGTGCAATCAGAGGTAAGCTCTCCAACTGCCCTCTGTTCTTGATATTCGCTGTGAGCTGGTCCTGCATCTCATTCTTCATTATTCTGGCATTGATATCCTGCTCCTTAAGGTCGGCCAACTGTACCTTCGCAATGTACAGCTCCGTACCCATATCATAAATTATTTCATATTTTGCTTTCTGCTCTTCTGCCACTGTTTCTCCCTCCTTAGCCACTCTTCCAGTGTTTCCTGCTCCGTCCGGTCAGTCAGCTCCGCTTCATACGTCAGCTTGAAACCGTTGTTCTTATCCTTCTGCCGGTTTACCAGCTTCATAATGCCCCGGACTTCTTTATTCTCCGGGTACTTCGTCAGCATGGCAGTCCGGACTTTCGTTACCTTCTCACGTTCCAGATCGTCCAGAAGCGTTTCTGTGAAGCAATGGTTCTGTGCCAGCATATACAATAGTCTGCCAAGCCGATACGTGGTGTGTGGGACCTTCATAACGTACCAGATGAAGAGTGATGTAGCTTGCATCTTTGAAATCCCAAATACGCCCGATACCATCCCGTCAATCAGAACAGCTCTATTGAACGTGGCCGATGAACCAACAAAATTATGCGTCCATAGCTGTCTGTAATACTGTGCCTCTGCTGCCTTAATGGAGATGATCTGCACCTTGCTTTTCTCCGTTATCTCATAATCTCTCGGCAACATACTACAGGCAATCGGTGCCAGCTTACTCTCGGAAGGTCTTTTGATTTTCCTCCCCTCTGCCAGTGCCGCTGCTTCTTCTCCTCTGTTCGAGGTAATGTAGCTGTTCAAATCCGCTCTCGTACCGGCTCTTGCAAATATCGGCTCTCCGACAGCTTCTCCGGTTCTTTTCTCCTGGTAACAAACAACCAGAGCATTCGCATTCATGCACCGGTCAAACAGCTCAACGTGTCCTGTTTCCGGGTCGAACAGCTTATACTCTGGTTCCTTCCAGGTCATTTTCCCCTGGGTGTCATAGAACTTCTCGTAGCCGGAGAAATAGGTCGGCGGATTAGCAATAACCAGCGTGTGTGGATCGTCAAGCACCTCGTCCAGATGGTCCCACATATCCAACGGACGGTACGTCATGCCGTACATTTCCTTCTTGATGTTCTCCAGGCTCTGCCGGATATGCTCAATGTGTTCCTCTCTTCTGTCTCTCAAATCTTTCAGCAGATTAAAGAAATACTCATTACCAGCCGTCTTCGATGTTCTCAGATACATCTGAGCATACAGGGCAACCGCCGGGTCCAACAGCTCCTCATCAGAAAATCCCTGGGCGTGTATCTCCAATTCATCAAGCGGTTTGCCTGTAATAGCGTACCCCATAACCGAACTCATCATTGATACATCACTCGTCTCAATCTGCTCCGGCTTATACCCGTTCTGGATTGCCAGATTGCTCATGGCGAATGTTCCGGCACATGGCTCCACAAACCTCGTGTACCCGTTCTTCGCAGCATTCTTTATCAGATTTACCAA